GATTAGGATACTAGATATCTGTTCCGGGATAGGAGGATTCAGCTTAGGATTAGAATCAACAGGTGGCTTTGACACTGTTGCTTTCTGTGAGTTTGATGATTTCTGTCGTAAAGTATTAAATAAACATTGGCCAGATGTGCCAATCTATAAAGATCTAAAGGAGATAGGCAATGAACCAGAAAGAATTATTCAAGACTTCGACCTCATCTGCGGAGGCATCCCGTGCCAACCGTTCAGTGTTGCAGGCAAGAAAAAAGGCAAGGAAGATGACAGACACCTCTGGCCGTACATGTATGAAATTATTAAACACAAAAAACCCACTTGGGTCATTGTCGAAAACGTTGGTGGCTTCGTCAATGTGGCACTCGATGATGTGTGTCTTGACTTGGAAGCCCAAGGTTACGCCACGCAATCGTTTATTATTCCAGCTTGCAGTGTCGAAGCTCCCCACAGAAGAGACAGAATCTGGATCCTCGGAAAGAACTTGGAGAACCCCGGACGCGCATTGCGGCAGGGGAGGATCGAGCAAGGAGAGAATGCAGATGAAGTTGGACAAGGGGATGCCGATCAGCTTGAACGATCAGGTGGCACATCCAGATCTGATGTGGCCAACTCCCAACTCAAGGGATTGGAAGGACAGCATGGGGACAGTTCCTCCCAGCGTGGGCAAGACGAGGGGTCACTCTCTGGGACAGAAGGTAGCAGCAGAACAGATGAAGATGTTCCCAACTCCAGCGGCCAGAGACTGGAAGGACACAGGGGAGAACACGGACTACGAGAAGCTAGCGAAGAAGAGCAAACTAGCAGGCGCAGTCAAGAGCGAGATGTATCCCACGCCAAGGAGCTCGATAGGAATGTCGATGACAATGGACACAGTGGTCAATGCGATGGACAACAACGACAGGGGCTACAAGGGGAACTTGGAGGAGCGAGTAGCAATCGAGCAGAAGATGTGGCCAACACCGAACGCCTCGGACAACAGGGACAGGGGGAACATGAGCGACCCAGCAATACAGAGAAGGATAGCGAAGGGCAAGCAAGTGGGACTGACGATGGCAGTCAAGGACAAACCGGGCAAGGGCACACTGAACCCGGAGTGGGTGGAATGGCTGATGGGGTATCCGCCAGGTTGGACGGACATTACGGATTCGAGCGAGAGCCCAACATCCCAAGAGTAGCAACAGGCATCCCTGAACGCGTCAATCGACTCAAAGCTTTGGGTAATTCTATTGTGCCTCAAGTCATATACAACATTGGCCTTGCTATCTTGGAAGAGGAGGAAAGAACAAATGTTACTAAATAAATCAAGGGTTGCATGTATATTCATATGTATGTATGAATGCATGATCGATGTGTGTAAACGGTTGTGCAATGGCAAAAGGGCAAATTGCACATACCCCTTGGGAAGGTGCATTCTTATGCGATTTAGGGGTCTGTGCGCTTGTGCAATTGCACATGCCTGCACATACGCACATGCGCCTCTGAAAGGTGCATGGTTACAAGGGTGTGCAGCTGTGCGCATGTGCATCTCTATAGAGAACTATAGATGGGTAGCTAGACGCACCCAATCTTTGATAGAGATAGGTTCTCTAGAGCTACAAAGGATAAACAAATTTTAAACAAAGATATAAGGTAGAATATTTGCATGAGTGAAGTTGAAAAAAAGAAATTAACGAAACGACAAGAGGCCTTCGTGGATCTCATGGTGTATCAGGATTATAAGCAGACGAAGTGTGCTCACTTGGCAGGGTATGAGAATCCAGGTGTAGCAGCAACGAGGTTGTTGAATCATAAAGAGTATACGCATGTGCAAGAAAAGATTAAATCTCTGAAAGCGATTCAGCGCAGGAAAAATGAGATCACCTTTGAGGGTATAGCAAGTAAGCTTGCAGACATTCGTGATGTGGCATTGGCGGATGGCTCATATGGTCCGGCTGTGACAGCAGAGATTGCGAGAGCGAAACTTGCTGGGCTCATGATTGATAAGAAGGAGTTGAAGATACATAAGATCGATAGCATGAGCCGGGATCAGTTAGAGAATCGGCTCAAGGAACTCGTGCAAGAACATCAGATTGTCTTAGGCCAGGCTGAAGTGGTAGAGGATGTAGAAGAGGAGGATGTTATTCCAGATCAGAAAAGTCTAGAGAATCATCTTGGCCAGGAGATTGTTGAAGAGGCGCTGCTTGACGATGAGGAAGATCCTTTAGAGGCTTCAGCTTCCCATCTTGAAGAAGACGATTTACTTGAAGAGTAGCTTCGTCTAGTTTCTTTTTGCAGTATTGTTGGATCTTTATGCCTTGCTCGAAGTCTGCGACTGCTGTCTCAAGATCTACATCAGATGATTCAAGCTTGGCAATGATGCGTTCAAGTTCAGCTAGGCCTTTTTCAAAACTCATATCAGTCTTCTGATGTAGTGCCGGAACCACCGGGGAGTTGCTCGACATCGAACCAGCCACATGGATAATTAATCATTTGCCTTGCCCCCGGTATTTCTTACGCGTCTTGCGTTTGTTAGTGCCAGCACCTCTGCTTAATCTAGAATCACCGATAGATGTTTTCTTTTTGATGCTTTGTATTTTTTCTTTAACCCAAGTCTTAGCCATTGAATCCTCTCCTTGCATCGGCTGTGATACTTTTTTCTACAATATCTTTCCAGATGCGTAGTTCTGATTTTAGTTTATTGTTTTCTTCAAGCATGGCCTCAATGTCTACACCCTTAGACTCAGTTTGGCCAGGGTTTATAACTTCAAAGAATATTTTTTTATCTCTGACTTTGCGTTCAAACTCTGCAACCAAGTCATCTTGATCTAACATGATTGCATCTTGCATAAAGAACATACCTTTGACTATGCACTTGTTCACTTGGTTGAGTTCCACATAATCACCAGGCCAATCAACACAAAGACTGCACAAGCAAGTGCTGTGTATAAGATCGGAGCTGCTGGCGTGTTCGATAATTCAATGAGAGCTACCTCTGATAAATCCATCAAGCTACCCTCCATATGCGATACATAGTTCCAGTTTCTTTTTTGAATGTGAACTTACGATCTCTAAAGGTTGGCGTATAAAAGTTTGGTCTGTATCTATAGACTTCCTTCTTGGTTAGATTGCCTATGCTATCGCCTATTTCTAATTGATCTAAGGCCTCACAAAAAGGTGAGTTGAATGTGCGAACTGGTACGTTCTTTTCTATTTTAAAATCCATGGTTTCTCCTAGTGTTTGTTTGGATTAATTTTGCTGCTGATGTCAACAACCTTGCCCTCAGGAACAAAGTCAATGTCTAATTCAGTTGCGCTATCAGGTAAGACTGCATTGAGTGGAACAATTTCAGCTATGACAATTTGATCATAGTAATACTGCGCCCTAAAACTATCTGCGTCTTCTTTTGTGGGGAAAGGACCGAAGCTAGTTGTTTGTGGAATGTTGGTGTATGGATCTCCATACTTGATAACCAATACCCATTCACACCCCGGCATTCTATCTTCTATTGGTGGAAGTTCGCTCATATTTTGCCACTCCTACCAAATAAAATTCTGTGCCCCTCGTGATTCTCTCTTTCCATTTCATCAATGAGCTCATCATCTGTGTATGGACTGGGTATGAATTCGTCCTTCTTTTTAGATCTAAGGTATTCTATTTTTTCGCTGTCATCTTTGTAAACTGTGCGATGCACAACCACACTTCCGGGAGTTTTACTTTTCTTTTCTCCTAGCGTGTACTTGATACCCTTGCGCCACTTGGCCAATCGATTTATTTTATCCTGGCGGATTACTTTGTGCGTGTGTTCTGTCATGGTTTCTCCTATCTCTCGACAATTAATATACACCTAATTACTATTTTCTTCAAACTCTTTTGCCGCTAGTTCTTGCGCCTCTGCGTCCTCATATCCAAGGTCTATATATTTTTGATACAAAGACTCTAGGATAATTTGGTTTTTGTGATCACTCATGATTGCGATCTCCACATGTTTTTATAAAAATCTTTTGCGATCTCAACCTCTCCGACATGGTATGCAAGAATGGAATCAATCATTCCTGATACGCATATGTTATTGTTTGCGATCTCAGTCAACAAAGTTATTTCACTGTTGCTGTCAAATTTATCTAGCCAATCTTTGACTAAGTCATCATTGATATTCATATTGTTTTTCTCCTAGTGTTGTTTATATGAAATGTTTTTTATGCCGGGATTCCAGCATGCTCTACAATCTAGGCAAGCGCCATCTTGTTTAGGTGCTACGCACTCAAAACCGATTGGCTTGCTGCTAGAATGAACTGTTGATGTATGGCTTGCATTTTTGGGTGGCTTGCCATCGATGTTAGTTGCGCTAATGCGTATAATTAAATTCTTTGGAATGGTGTTGCCCTGATTCACAAAGTCATTAACAATCTTGTGTTCCCTTGTTGGTATCCAATGAGTTATTGATGGTGTTTTGCGTGCAACATCACAAATATTTTTTAAGTGCTGGCCGCTTTGGATATCTCCCGCATCATGCCATCTAAAGAATGGATTGTTTTCTCTCTCAATCATGGACACCATTGCATCAACCCATGTTGGATTAAATAATTGGCCTAGTCTTTTGTATTGTGCTTTTTTAACTGATGGGAATCTTGTGTAATTTCCTTTCATGGCATAACAACCATGGCATACAGTACCTGGAATCTTCGCAAGCTTGGATCCAGTTTTGCATTCCCATGCTGGTAGATTGAAACTCTTACATGGCATTTTAGTGGTGGCGGATAGATCTCCGCCAATAATTTCTTTTGCTTGTATTTTATTCATGCGGCAAATACCTCTTCACAAAATTCAAGCATGGCTTCAGTTGATAATAATTCGATCATGTCATCTAGATCACCAGATTTAAATTCATGAGTTTTAAAATCAAGATGTAGCCAACATTCCATATCAAAAACAAAAATCAATTCAACATGATCATGTTCAAAGTAATGGCGGCTATATCCATCCATTTCTTGAAGAGTTATTCTTCTTAAGTTTTCTATATTATTTTTATACATATTAACGTTCTCCTTTTAATAAACATTATACACCCTTTAAACATACATTCAATAACAAATTACTACATCGATTGATAAAGAGCGATAAAAAAAACTTTAGAAAACGCATCATTATTTGCATTACCCCCCTCTTACAGAGGCCACCCCCACATTTTTGCGTCCTTTTGCGTACTCTTCTGTATCTTTTGCGTCCTATTGCGTCCTGGTTCGTTCTAGCGCTATGTTTTTGCGGCCTTGTGCGTGCGCTTGCGTGCCAGCGCGTAAGAGCTCCCGGATCCCGGGCCAAAAAAAACCCGGACTAAGCCGGGCTTCTTGGGCTGCCGCTAGTTAGAAACTAGCGTACAGTTCCTCGGCTTCGCCGAAGAGGTTGAGCAGTTCGCCCACTGTCATGGTTGACAGCTTCTTGGCGTGCCCAAGATCGCAATACGCTAGCGCGCGATGCAGATCCGAGACTGCGCGGCCAAGTCTAGGTGCCCTAGTATCAGGCATCCTTAACTTGTCCACCAGATAGGTGTTGAAGATGTAATGATCTCCAATGTCATAGCAATCAATGTTGCCATGGCCCAAGGTAGAAACCTTGCGTGTGGGTGGGAAGCTTCTATCAAGCTTAAAGTTTAAATCTATCATATATCCTCCTATGGTTTTGATAGTTAAAAAAAAGGACTTCACAGATTCGGCCTTATGAATTTAGATCCGCCATTCAGGATCTTGCCCTTGTAAATATTATACACGCTTTCAACACAAGATCCAATCACTAATTGCACACGGAATATAAAAAAAAGGGAAGCCTTGCGGCTCCCCTTGCATTTGTTTTTTTGGAGAAAAACTAATCTATGAAAATAGACATGTGCGAACATTAACATCTGCGTCCCGGAATGTAAATAGGTGGGGGACTTGCACCCCCTGGAGGAACTATTGCGTGCGGCCTTGTTCATTCGGATCCGGGCGATCAATTGCGCCCTCTTCAATTAGTGCGTGCGCCCTGCGGCCAAACCAGCCCTGAAGCTGCCAGGCCAGGCCAGTGTCAACCAAAAGCTGCCAAGCCTCTAAGTATTCTTCCTTGGAAGCTGGAGGGGTAACCCCCTCCGCTATCATAACCGCGTCAAACTTCTTCATAACCTGTGGCCTCCGCTTCAAAGCTTGTTTCTTCACTTACATATTCCCACTCTTGGTCTTGCGCCAGTTCTTCTGCTTCTTCCCAAGTGCGAGCATTGACATAGCACACCTCCTTTTTAATGGAGGTGCGCCTTACTTCATACTCTCTGAATTGTGTTGAGTCTGTCATCTTAACTCCTTTAGGATTTCTATTTCTAGCTTATCATCCCATTCAAACTCCCAACCAAGCTTGAGACATAAATTTTTATATGTCTCTCTGCCAATTGAAGACATGCGTTGGTATTCCCAACCAAGATCTTCAACTAAGTTTTTTATTTCTTCACTCATGCGATCACCTCTATTTGAGTATCACTTAGATTGATGGTGATATCTCCACCACTTGCAATACGCATCAATGCCTCTTCTTCAAAGGGAAGGT